TGTGGACTTAGCTCCACATCCTAGTGTAAAGGAACAGATTAAAATAGATGAATTACAAGATGAACAATTATTGAGATTATGGCATGGTAACAATTATAGCAAATCAGCTAGATAGTAACTACTCGCAGACACAAATAAATGCTTTTTATACGCAATGTAAGAAGTTATTAGTAAATCCTTTTGATTTTTACGCATTCATTAATGAAGATGAGTATAAACTGCTGGAATCTACACATAAAAAAGAAGGCTATTTGCAAGGTATAAATTTTCATGTACCTAAGTATGGCAAAGACTGGATTGAGATAGACATAATGCAACACACTCAACCAGGTGAGAGGAGTATCCTCATAACACCTAATGTAATACTAAACGATCCTAAGTCTTTCTTTACATATAAAACAAAAGGAATAGATAAACTATATCTTGAAGATGGTAACCTAGCTTATTTCTGTCATAGGAATGAAAAGGTTGAGAACATTCTAACAAAGTGGAATGATATGGAAGATCAAATGACATTTGAAAACCATTCCTTTGAGGGAGCATTTTATAGTAATGTAGTACCCGAGTTACCATTCATACAAAATACAAACCATAACTACCCAGAAAAAACAGAAGGCGACATAGTTGTTCTTCCTTATTGGTATGAGGACTTTACAAAAGAGCAATTGGAACTTAACTATAATAGAGAAACAGATCTATATCCATGGTTGCCTGAAAGAGTACAAATGGAAGTATCTGATAATCAAGGAAACAATTTAACAGCAGAACAAATAGAAGATTCTTTTAACTTGGATTTTATTACTAAGGCAAAAATTAAAAGAGTTAAAATGGATGGATTAGAAGGTGACCCTATTAACAATCCAGAACTATTTGATATATGCCAGTACCTTATGGGTAATTGGGGTATTGCAGTAGACATAATAACAGAAGGTAAAACAAATGATTTAGTTTGGTGGACAAATTTAAGTTTACTTTTTGTAGAAATAACCAAGAACATAGGCAATATTACATTCAATATAGATACATCTAATCCAGGAAAAGATATATTAGATAGAGCTAAAGTTTTAATAGATGGTGGTGCCAGAGTTTTCTGGAACTATACACAAACACATTTATCTCAAGAAGCTGATGTACTTAAGGCTAAAGAATTATCTAATGAATATAACTTTACAGGCTTTGTATATAATAATGAAGTTGTAGAAGAAATAAAACCTATTGAGAAAGAAGTTAAAAAGGAAATGCCTGACTACAATCTTATCTCTCTGGACACTCTAAAAACAGTCAAACAAGACGACATATATACAGAGAGAAAAATAAAATTTTCACCACATGTCCATTGTGAAGGTAAAGTTAATAACCAATTTTATTTAAGCGCAACAGGAAATGTTTTCCCGTGTAAACATGTGGCATTGAATTTAATAACTGCACACAATTCTCCAGAACATAAAACAGAATTGATGTATAGTTGGGACAAGAATAGTATTAGTAAACATACACTAGAAGATATTTTTACTAATGATTTTTATAAAGGATATTTTAATAATTTACTAAAATTAAATCCTTTAGTAATACATAATGAACAGGATGGAATATGTTAAAAGTAAATGATGGTACCGTGATAGAAGGAATTTTTAATGATGAATCGTATATCGAGATAGTTAAAAAGTCTAAATTTTCAACACTAATAATTCATATAGATATATCAGAGTTTGAAAGTAAATGTATTGAAGTGGTATCTGTATTAGCAGAACACGGATTGCAATATGCTAAGGACTTTGTAATTGCGAGGGCTCGTAATAATGAGAGTTAATATAGTATGTTCCAAATGGGGTGATCGTTATGGTCCTCACTTTGTAAACAGATTAAAAAATATGGCAAAGAGAAATTGTAACTCTAAACATGATTTCCATTTCTATTGTTATACAGATGACGCTGAAGGTTTAGATGATGATGTAAAAGTAATTCCTTTTCCAGACATTCCTAACATACACCCTAAGTATTGGTTTCAGAAAGACGACTTTAAATATGGCATGGCAAGGTGTTGGGATAGGCCTAAGACAATGGTATTCAATACTCATAACTTTGCTGAGGATAAACCTACAGGGCGTTTTGTATTCTTTGACTTAGATGTAATTATACAAAATGACATAGAGCCTTTACTTACCTACAATATGGAAAGACCAACTAAACTAAGATCTTGGTGGCAAGATCCTCGTCCAATGAAGACTCGTAGATTTAAACTTTCACATGGAGCATACACTAATGGCAGTTGCCAAGTATGGAGCGACGATCAAGCAGAATGTATATGGCATGATGTATTAGAACACCAAGAAAAAATATGGTTTACATATACAGACGGAACAGATAACTATCACTCCTGGCGATGGGGTGATTGGGGTAAAAAATTATGGGATCATTTCCCAGCAGACTATGCTTACTCTTACAATAGAGGAAGAAGTTGGGACGATGATGATTTAGAAACAAAAATTTATAGGGAAACACCAATTGTATGTGTCTTTAATATAGACTTACTACCACAACCTACACCTGATAGAGGTAAAGTTAAGCAAAATGAATTGGCAGATCCTGCACTCTTAAAACATTGGCGATAATATGCACATAGAATATCTAAATATCTATACTGTTAAACATGGAACGAAGTATTCTTCAGCTCATGTTAATAAGATATTAGAATCTTGTAAGGAACATTTATCTTACAAGTTTACTTTCTTTTGTCTAACAGAAAATCCTAAAGGATTGGATAAAGATATAAATGTAATTCCTCTACCTAAGAATAACACCTTAAAGAAGTGGTGGAATAAGATGTATTTGTTTGATGACAATGTAGTAAGACAACAAGGCGAGAATCTATTCTTTGACTTAGATGTAATTATACAAAAAGACATAGATGACTTAGCAAACTTTGATCCTGAGGATTGTCTAGTGTTTGGACAAACACATTGGCATGATTTAGATAAGATGAAAAAGGAAACAGAACATATTCCTCATAGATATACAGAACTAAACTCTAGTATTCTTAGATGGAATGATAACTTAGATAAAGAAAATATTTCTTTATATTTTAAAACACATATAGATAAAATTTTATGGTACTACAGGGGAATAGATAATTTCTTTCAGCACAAAGGTGTTGCAAGAATAAAATATTTTCCTATAGGGTGGTTTTATAGTTACAATCAAGGCTATATATATCCACATGATATAGAAAAACATGTATTCAGACAAATACCATATGTTTGTTTATTTGATTCAATGGGAAGAAAAGAAGATGTTAAATTTTAATTTTTTAAACAGTATGCAATATTGGGGAGAAGGTCTCGCTAAAGTTGAACATGAAATGAAACATAAACATGATGACTTTAGACAAGCTCTTAATCCTAATACAATGGAAGGAGCTATTTGGTTAGTTGAAGAACTAAAAAATAGCCTAGATAATTATATGAAAGACGAGCAGTTTAACATTCTTGTATTAAACAGCTGGTTAGGAGTTCCTTTAGTACCACTACTATGTGAGAACTTGTCCGTAGGTGAATTGCACCTAGTTGACATCGATAAAGAAGCTTTAGAGCTCTCTAAGGTGTTTAATAAGCATTATATCACCGAAGAATTCATAAAAATAAATCATTGGAACATGGATATTCCATTTGCCTTTGATGAGTTAAATCAACTTAAGGTTGATATAGTTATTACAATGGGAGCTGAGCAAATGTATCCATTGAAAGATTTAAAAACCGCCAACAAACACGCAGTATTTGCTTGCCAATCATCTAATGTTATAGAAGAGATGTATGGTATTAATTGTGTTGATAGTGAGAAAGCATTAATAGAAAATGTAGGATTAAAAGATACTCATTATTCAGGCAAGACTAAACAGTTCTATTATGATTGGAACGGCAAAGTACATTTTGATAGGTTCATGGCAATTGGCACAAAGTAAAGCATTACGAAAAGCACTACACGAAGCAACAGTAGATACAGCAATAGGAGCAGTAATAATGTTTCCTTTAAGTGTTGGTATCATTAAGGCTTGCATAGACTACGCAGGCACCTCTGCTGAGATGGCTGCGTTTATTAACTTCTTAGGATTAACTGGTATTGCTATTGTAAGAAAAGCTCTTGTAAGACTAAGATTTTCTAAGTTTGATTAATCTCTGTCAAGTAAAAAGTTGTAGTTTTCACGAAAGATTTCAACTTTTAAATGGCGCTCTTTTATGACATCTAATATATCTTTGGTAAACTGTTCTACAGTTTCTTCATCCTTTAACCATTCTGTTTTCCAACCATCGCGAGTAATAAAAGTTCTATCAATCCACTGATCTTTAACAATCTTTTCTAGCTTTTTGACATGAGGTGTGTACCCTGTAAATAATAACGGAAAGTGAGCTCCACTATTAGGACCTGCATGACTTACATAATCTTGGGCTCGGCTTTCATAGTTGCTTGTGACACCAAACCCAAGATCAGTAGAATTTTTTATAATATAAAAATACATTATACCGCCATCTCCAAAATTTCATCTGCAAGGAAATCTACGATACCAGTGTTACTTTTAGGGTCAAAGTAAGCGTCAAGCAATACCAGTGGTACATTTTCTTCACCACCCATTTTAACATAGAGTTGGAATAATACAGCTGCATATTGATCGGCATTCCAGTTACCTTCGTAACCATAACGCTCGTTGTGCCAACGAGTACGCGCTGCCATTGCTGATTGTCCAAACTGTTCCAAGTCTCCAAATAGTCCCTGAATCAATCCTGCAAGTTCTTTAGCAAGTTTATCAGTGAATACCATTTTCGCACTCCCAAACATTCGTGTTATGTCTTGGAAAATTGGGAACAAGCTTGCGTGTACACTATCCATATGAAAGTATGTATTGTGCCAGTTAAATGCAGTTTCAAGAGCATTTTCACTAGCAAGATTAAACAAGCTGATGTGTGTAAAAGTTCCAGGATACTTTGTAAATGATGAGTTAATTTCTACAGGATAGCAATCATATTTTTCTGCAATCTGTACTTTACGCTCTGCTTCTACATCGGCTTCATCACTAGTGTTGTTGTCAATACGAACACAGAATACTGCATTACGAAGTTCATTGTATTTGCTCTGTCGCTTTTTACCTTTACCATTCACGATACCAAATGCTTTACGGGCAAAACTCAAGTCATCTGTTTCTACATAAATACAGGGGTATTCAAGATTACGCCAATCATCACAATCTTCAAATAAACCTTCTTCAATAAGAGCTGCAACAGTTGAAACACTATGTTGTGAGTCAATACTAATATACTCCCCTTTGGAGGTCTTAGCAGCAAAAATTGGCTGGAGATAATTACAATCAAACTTTGCGCCACCAATAGTATTTGCACAATGTTTTTCATCAAGTGCTCGTTGAACATCTTCATCAATAATGCAATCGCCCAAACGGACAGACACTTGTTTAGGAATATTATTAGTGTTAAATATACGACCTTTGTTTTTATGAGCTCGAACAGTTTTTTGCCAACTGTTATTGTTAGAAAGTTTTTCTACACGATCCGAGAGATCTACACGCTTACCGCTTGAACGAGCAAGTGGATTAATATTACGCATTGGGCTTGGTTTGCGAATTACTTCTTCATAATTAAATTTAATCATTTCTTTCTCCTACACCCCAGTCAATTACAACCGGGAATCTTGGTATATTATCTACTGATCTTTCAAAGAATCTACATGTAACCCAAGTAGGTTTCTCATCTTGTTCCAATAGAGCTTTAAGTGTTGCTTGATTAC